AACCACATTAGATACATACTATTCAACATTAAAAGAAAATTTGAAGAAGAATAATATACGTTAAATATAAAATATGGACATAAACTCTTTATTTTATACAGAACATTTAGATAATAACATCATATTGATACCAATATCAATGTTAATGATGAATATTACTGGTAGAGTATTACCATCTGTCATACCAGATTCTATGTTTCATTTTGTAACTCAACCTATCTTACAGCCATTTATATTCTTTTTCTTATTCTATGTAGCAACAAGGAGATTTATGGTTTCATTGACTTTTTCGGTAATTGTATATTACTTCATTACTTATTTTATGAATGAAGAATCCGAATACTGTTTAATACCAAAAGTAAAAACAAATCAAGACAAACCATTGGAAAATAAATCTGAATTATACTTCAAGAATAAAATGAATACAATTCAAAAAAATGTCAATACAATTTATTCTAACCTAAACTAATATTTAAATTACGTCTAGATACACTGGGATTTTCACTAACCACGCTCATATTTTCACCCTGTCTTCTAACAGAAGATTTTTGCTGTTCTATATTCGCAAGAATTTCATCCATGTCGCTCGGTCCTTTCATTTCTGGTCTAGTTCCCGCAAAGTTTTTCATTTCTTCGGCAACGGAGTTATTACCGCTCGCTCCATTGCCACCTCCACCACCTCCACCACTAAACATACTCATGAAATTACTCAATCCTGGCATACCAGGGAAACCAGATGGCATTGGTCCGCCACCTCCACCACCCCCACCTCCACTGCGTTTGCCTTCCATTTGTTGAGCGAGGTCTGGATTTTGCCTACGAATATCATTCATCCCAGGCATAGTACTCTTGAACATCTTATTCGTTATATTAAACATAAATGCGGAACCACCAAGAGCGAACATAAGACGAAGCTCGGGAGCCATTTTAGCCCTATCTTTGTATTTTTCATATAAATCTTCAAAGATATCATCGTAATCCTCTAAATTTTCATGAACTGATTCTCCCCAACCGTCTAAATCAATATCAAACGGATCAAACTTATTATTCATATATTCCACACCCGTTACAAACATCATCATCATCCTTCTTTGGAATTTAATACTATTCGCCGCATCTCTTTGTGATTTCAGACGTTCATATTCCATTTTCATTTCATCTAAATTACTAGTAGAATCAAAGTGTTTCATAACACGAATACCTTTCTCACGAAGAGATTCGAACTTATTCAAATAAAACATCTTTTCTCTCATAATATCTTTCGCCGACTTTTGTGGTTCTTCTGGTGTATTCGAACTACCAAACAAACTAAACGAAGACTTCTTGGCTTCTTCAGGAGCAGGAATCGTTGGAGCCGTCATAGAAGGTAATGTAATATTATTTAACGATATATTCGATGTTTCATTGTTGCTTGTATTCGTGTTCGTATCTATTTTAAATGAAGTTTCGAGGTTTATCGGTTTAGTATCATTTGAAGAATTTGATGGAACTAAGTTAGGAATACTAAATTCTTCTTGAACGGGTTGGGGTTGAATATTATTCATCGTTTCGATATTTTTTATTTCAAGATCCGCCGCCGACGACTCTTGAGCTGGTGCTGTATTTGTATTGGCTAAAAATCCTAAATCGTCATCCGCATCTCCAGCATTTACAGGTACTAATGAAATCTGATCCATTTTGTTATGTTAATTAATATTTTTTTAATACATATACGCGCTTATGATTTAACCTTATTTAAGAGAGAATAAACACATCAAATACGCATCCGCCAAATCATCCTTCTTTTTATGCGTATGAAAATATTCACTCCACTTTTCTTGCTCACTTACTTCCAAAAAATACTCACTGTGCTTAATACTCAAATATTTCCTACGCCTATACGGATCCTTCACATTACATTCTATTGGCTCACCAGTATAAACCGTACCTTTATGTTTCGCATTCATAAAAGTAACAATCGGCACTGGTTTATTACTTTGATAATAAATAGAATAAATAATACTATATAACATCACTTGTATCGTTTTCATAGTCGCATTAATTCTTACTGGTTGATTCTCTATTTGAACCAAATGTATCGTCTTACCTCTTAAAAACAAATTGATATAATCATATAAATTCTTATGTAATTTGTCTAATGGAAATGATTTGCATTTCTTTGGCTTTTTAATTTTCATTAAACAATTCTTAGAAGCTACCTCTTTCAGTATTTTTTTTAATTCATAAACAGAAGAATACTCTGGCAAACTTATTGATTTCTCTTCTATTAATTTTAAAATATCCGATTTCTTCATCTTTCCTAATTTACGTAGATCTTCCTCTTCAAATAAACAATTATGATTCACCTTATGATTCTTACAATAATACTTTTTATCATCACTATCAGATATATTCTCTTCATAAATAGCTTTCAATCTACACGCTTTATTGTTTTTTGTTTTCCCACAACACACTTTTTTTAATGGTATATCCTCACTACCACCCATACGCAAATCCCATATACCCCAATCTTTTACTATATGATTATTAAGCGTTTCACCTTCTATTAAACAGTATGATAAATTCTTTATACCTATGTCAAATGATAAGATATTCATCTTCTTTTTATTCTTTACATTATTTGAACTCATATTTAACAGTTCTAATAATCTAATATTAAAGTCCTTTACTACACCAAATTCTCCATTTTTAATTTCAATACGGCTTATCATGCATTAGTTCTTCAACACAAACTCATCATCATAATAATCATCTAAGTTCGAATTACCAAAACGTATGTAAATATGAGGTGGTATTAATTTAGTCCCTGCATTTATATAAAATGAACTCGGATTATTTAATACAAATCTAGCCTTATTATTCTCTATTTTGGCATATCCTTCATTTGGATTATTCTTAAAATACGCTATCCTTAAATTCGGAAAAGGACCATTACCATTGCTTCTATTATCATATGGAGCAGGTGCTCTATAAAAAAGATTCGGAAATCTAGGTATAACTCTTGAATGTAAATCAATATTTACATATAACTTGTTATAATCGTGTTTATCTCTTATTATTGTCGCCTTACTATGTCTGCCATATATAGTATAACTCATAAATTTAATAATTCATAAGATAATAAATCATCTTTAAATTATTGATTCTGATAATATAAATCTAATGGACTTACCATATTGTTTCTATTTAATTGTCGGATTTCATTCGTAGTTGCGATGTGGTCGAAAGATTTACATTTTGTTCCTCGTGAAACGGATGTCTGTTTCATTTTTTGAATCTCTAACCATTGCTTTTCATTCATGACACCAATTCCATTTGGTATATTTGTATCATACATTTCACAACCATTCTTAGTACAGCGATATATTTTTGCTGGTGGAGGTAATTCTAAATCAATATTGCTACATTGTTTCAAATCATTATTCTCATTAACATAGGATTTGTATAAATTCGGCTCATTCTTCATTCTCTGTCTATATTGATTTTGATTCTCCGCAGAAATATTACCCATTATCTTATAATTGTAGCTTCTATGAGGCTCATATGATGTAAATAATCTACCATCCGACATTAATGGAGGACAGTTTAAAAAATGGTTATTTGTTGTTCTATCACAGTTATTATTCATTTTAATTTACATTATTATCAGATAATTTTTGAATAAGCATCTCTTTTAATTCTGGCTTTTTAATATCCATAACATTTTCGATATCCCAATCTTCTGCTAATTTTCTAAGTTCAGCAACTTTCATATTTCTTATTCTTTCTTCAGAAACTTCGGCGACATTATCTTCAATTCCGACCTCAACAACCGCATTATTTGTGATCTCAACACCTTCTACCGCATTATTACTCGCGCTATCATTTTGTTCTTCAATCAATTCTTCCAATTCATCTAATTCTTCTAATGCTTCGGCATCAATGCCATCATATTGTTGTTCCTCATCATGTTGTTCTTGTGCTTCTTGTGTATGTTGTTGAACTGGTTCAACTGGTTGATGTTGTTCTGGTGTTGGCTGTGCTTCTTGTGTATGTTGTTGAACTGGTTCAACTGGTTGATGTTGTTCTGGTGTTGGTTGTGCTTCTTGTGTTAGTTGTTGAACTGGTTCAACTGGTTGATGTTGTTCTGGTGTTGGTTGTGCTTCTTGTGTTGGTTGATTGCCTAATTGTATTTCTTCTAAATTTTCTTGTGGCTTAGTATATTTGTGTATTTGTTCTAAATTTTGTTTCATTTGAGGCGTTACCATAATGGGTGCTTTTTCTCTTTTAAACTCGATAATTAATTGTTTAAGATTTTCTACATCTTTTTTGACAATAGATACTCCTCTTTCGACAGCACTTATATAGCGAAAGAACAGGAACGATATTATACTAATAATGGTTAATAATACAATAGCAATAATATAAAAATCCATTTTTACGTGTGTTTATAAAAAATTAGAATTGATGACGCACTAACTCGTGAATTATTTATTTTAAGAATTTAATTAAGAGAGGAAGTCTTTGATATTTTCATCCAGGTTCTTTGGAAGAGGTTGAATTTTGCAGTTATAATACTTTTCAATCTTTTGTAGGTTATCGTGGGTTTTCTTTGTTGTGAGGTTAATAGTAAGACCTTTACGACCGAATCGTCCAGCGCGTCCGATACGATGGATATAGTTTTCTTGTTTAAATGGGATATCAAAGTTGATTACAACACCCAGCCCTTGTACGTCGATACCACGGCATACTAGGTCGCTAGCAATAAGAACACGCGCGCTACCCGACCTAAAGTTTTTCATAACTTCTTGACGTTCGCTGGTTTGCATATCTCCGTGGATAATTTCAGTAGTATGTCCGTTTGAACGAAGGAATTCGTTTAGGTCATTTACTCTCTGTTTTACATTACAGAAGATGATGGTTTGACTTACAGAGAGATACTTATAAAGGTCATTGATAACCGCAAGCTTGAAGCGGTCTTCTTCGCAGAATACGAAATACTGGTTAATACCGTCGAGTGTTACTCTTTCTTTTTTGAGAAGGATTTTATTGGGTTCTTTCATGAATGCTTTGGTGAGTTCAATAATTTCGGGTGGAAGAGTTGCGGAAAAGAGTCCAACCTGGCATTCTTGTGAAAGGAATCCAAATAGAGTTTGGACTTGTGCTTTGAAACCTTCGGAAAGCATTTCATCGGCTTCGTCGATAATAATAGATTTTACATATTGTGTGTTTAGAATGCCGCGTTGGCACAAGTCAATGATGCGTCCCGTTGTTCCAATTACAACATGAACACCACGCTTAATTGCTTCGCGGTTATCATCTACTCTTGAACCACCAATTGCCAATACGGTTCTTACACCTAGTTGTTCTCCAATAGAGCTCATTACGTTATTGGTCTGATCTGCGAGTTCGCGGGTAGGTGATAGAATAATTGCTTGTGGTTGATTAATTTCCATATTAAGTTTCTCAAGGGTAGCAATAGAGAAAGCACCAGTTTTACCAGTACCAGACTGTGCTTGTGCGATCAAATCTTTTCCTTGAAGGTATGCTTTGATAGCAACTTGTTGGATAGGGCTCGGTTCGTTGAACCCAATAGAATAGATACCGCGAAGGATATCGTCTTTAAGTTCCATGTCGTCGAAACAATCAAATACGGGAAGATCCGTAGATGAAATCACTGCGTTTGTTGTCGTTTTAGAGTTAGCCATAATTATACTTTTAATATTAAGTGTCTTGTTTTTAAATTGATAATTAACTTATGCTTATATTGATGAAGAAAAATAATTATCAATTTAAATGCAAATCTCAAAAATATACGAATACTTGTCTTCCCCTATCGAAGGGGAACTTCCCTATGACTGGAACGACATACCAGTTGTAGAATACGATCCAAATTACAAAAAAAATAAATTCAATAATTCTTCTGGAAAAAGAAATAAGAAATTTACAAGGAATAACAACTCGTTTGCTAGAAGCACCACAATTAATAAAAATTGGAGAGAAAGTCGCTATGCTAAATTCTTTCAAAAAGAAAATCAAACAAAAGATGAAGAACTCCTTGATAAAATTAAAGATAACCTTAACAAAATCACTAGAACTAACTTCAATACAAATGTAGAAGGTATCAAAGGATTCTTAGCCGAAATTAGCGAAAAGTATACTACAAACTTTGTTTCAGAAGTTTTCAATCGTGCTTCTTGCCAAGATATCTTCTGCGAGATGTATGTCGATGTCCTAAAAGAAATTTCAACTATCCGCAAAACAATTATCCCTTGTATTACACATATTATTGAAAATTACCTTTCTCTATTTGAAACCAAAATCACCAAAAAAGAAATCGAAGATTACGATGAATTCTGTAAAAACAATAAACAAAAAAAATTCAGAGCTGGATATAGTTCATTCATCAGCGAACTATATAGATGCGAAATGATTGGAAAAGACATCGTGGTTTCATTCGCCAATACCATATTGAAAAATATCATTCGCGACCTAGAACAAGACACCACCCCAAACACAAAAGAAAATATCCAAGATAACGTAGAATGCTTTAAAAAACTAGTCAAACGCATACACGACGACGCATCCGCCGATAATTATACAGAAATGTGCGAATACATCCAAAACATCCTCTCACTCGGAAGAAAATCTCTAAAAGAAAAAATGGGCTTCAAATCCATATTTTCACTTGAAGATGTACACAAAATGATAAACTAAAATCACTTATATCTCATATAATTCAACAAATGATATAATGAACCAAATGCTATCACCAATAACATCTCATAATATGATCTACCAGTATCCCTCGCATTATACCCAATATACATCAATAATGGACCTATTAAACAAAAATGCAACATATGAACCCATAATGGAGCTACTTCATTCATTGCCCCATGAATATGATATAATGTTGTTATTAAACCAAAACCAAACAAAATACTATAAATCCAAATAGGACTCTCATTCCTATAATACCCAACATATAAGAATAAAGGAAATAATACTAGAATATGGAATAAATTTATTATACTATGTTCCATTTTATATTAGAACAACTTTTTTTTAAAACCCTTCATATTTTGATTTACTTTGCTCTTTACATCATTCACAGCATTATTTACACTGCTCTTTACATCATTCACAGCATTATTCACGCTATTATTTACACTGCTCTTTACATCATTCACAGCATTATTCACGCTATTATTTACACTGCTCTTTACATCATTCACAGCATTATTC